CAGAGGCATCACCTATGCTATTTACATTTAAATCAGCCATTACATAGCCTCCACAATAGTCTTCAACGTGGCTACATCAGCCGCCGCATCAATGTTGCTTTGAACGGTGGCATACTTAGCACGGATAACAGCGCGGGCTTCTTCAGCCGCTGTCGCCTCGGATGGGATGGTAGCCTTTACGTCTAGCGGTGCAAATTCCTCTGCACGTTTAGCACGGCGTACCTCGTGGGCAATCCCCTTTGCCTTGTCTACGTTAATAACAATCATGCGTACTCCCATGCGTTGCGGAATGTGCGGTCTGTGGGAATGTCAGCAACATCCACAATCTTGTAAGGCTTACCAGCAGGGACATCCTTAGCCGCAATTTCTTCAATGGTTAAACCACAAGGTGCGGGAACAATAATAGCCACGCCGCCGTCATCAGTTGGATAAATAATTCGTTTGTTCATATTGACCTCTTAGCGGAAGATGGCTACAGCAACTACAGTTCTATCAACTTGTGCTGATGTAGACCAAGTAGCAACACGAACACTTGTTGTTGTTAATACTGAACTGTTGCCAGTAATGCCTGATGTAACTATGGAAGTGCTATCTGATGATGTTGTAGTATTTACTGAATAATTCCCATCAGGCATCGCAGTCGTGAAGTTTACCGTGTAGTCACCAACAGAATTATCAGTAATAGAACTCACATTCCCTGCCGCCCTAATCGCCACAGTGCCTGTACCGTTGAAGTTCACCCAAGCCTTGGCTGTGTAGACCTCAACACCACTTGTGTTCTGTATTGTGTTTACTTTTAAAGTTGACATTTGTTTTCCTTAAACCACGACCCAGCTTGAGCCGCTTGGAATTGTTACTGTAATACCGCTGTTGATCGTGATTGGCCCTGCTGACATACCGTTCTTATTGGTTGTCATAGTGTAGTTGGCTGTAATAGTCTGATTGTTTTCATAGATACAACCACTTGCATAAAGCTCAGCAGCACCAATCTCCGCAACCGACCAAGAGACGTTGGCAGAACCGTTGACACTTTTTCCAGTGTTACCAATGGTTAGTGTTCTAGCAGTGCCCCAGTTTGCCGTAGTAATGTTGGCTGAACCGTTGAAACTTGTACCATTTATTGTACGTGCCGTCTGGAGCGTGGTGGCGGTTGTTGCGTTACCAGACAATGCGCCCGAAAACGTGCCAGCGGTCAATACATTAGTCGCTGGGTTGTACGTCAGGTTTGAGTCTTCGTTAAGGCGCTTGTATGAAGCCGTTGTGTTGTCTACAAACGTAATGTAACGGGTTGCGTTTGTGGCGTTGTCATCTTCAACATAAGACTCGACAACAATGTTTGCAGAACCATTAAACGACACACCGTTGATGGTGCGTGCGGTTTGGAGGGTTGTTGCAGTAGCGGCATTGCCCGTAGTAGAAGAAGACGTAGTAGCATTGCCACTTAACGACGCAGTAATAGTACCAGCACTAAAGTTACCAAAAGCATCCCGAGCGACTACGGTTGACGCCGTGTTAGCAGACGTAGCATCAACCGCCCACGTAGTTGCCGCAGAGCCATCAAAGTTACTGCCAGTCAGGTATGACCCGCGAGTTAAGGCGTTTGTCGTGTTAGCCGTAACCGCGATATTGGCTGACCCATCAAACGACACACCGTTAATGGTGCGTGCGGTTTGGAGGGTAGTGGCGGTTGCGGCATTGCCCGTGGTTGACGCAGAAGACCCGCTAACAGAAATCGGCCATGTACCACTGGGTGTGCCGCCAAACGTCAGGCTTCCAGAACCTGTAACCGTACCGCTCAGTGACAACCCATTGTAAGAACCAGTGCCAGATACAGAGGTAACCGTACCTGTCGTCGTAGAGTATGCCGCAGTGTCAAGTGACCAAGTATTGGCCGCAGTCTTTCTGAGCAAGCCACTTGTGCCAGCCAGACCGCCAATGGCCGTCAGATCGCCATCCAGAGGTTGCTTGCCGTCCAATGCAGTCTGCAAGCCGTCAACGTTGGAAATGACGTGATTGTGGCTGTCATCGGCAACAGTCGCCGTAATCGAGGCGTTTGCAGAGCCGTCGAATGATGCAGAGCCTGAAACATCGCCAGTCAGCGAAATCGTACGTGCGGTAGCCAATGCTGTTGCTGTGGCCGCATTACCCGTCGTAGACCCAGATGAGCCTGTGATGTTAATGCCCCAAGTGCCGCTTGCGCCGCCACCAGTTTTGGTCGGTGCGTCGTTGGCAATCTCTGAGTTAACAAAAGCCGTAGTGGCCAGTTGAGTTGTGTTGGTGCCAACAGCCGCAGTTGGTGCGGTTGGTGTACCAGTCAACGCTGGTGAAGCTAGAGGGGCCTTTGTGCCCAAAGACGTGGACACCGTGGTCGCAAAGTTGGGGTCATCACCCAAAGCCGCCGCTAACTCATTGAGCGTATCCAGCGTGGCGGGAGCGGCATCAACAAGGTTGGCAACTGCCGTAGACACAAAAGAGGTCGTGGCAATTTGGGTTGTATTGGTTCCCGCAACAGCGGTCGGGGCTGTAGGGGTTCCTGTGAGCGCAGGAGACGCCAATGGTGCCTTGGCATTAAGAGCCGTCTGCAAGCCGTCCACGTTGCTGATAACGTGGTTATGGCTGTCATCAGCCACTGTGGCCGTGATTGAGATATTGGCAGACCCATCAAAATTGGCAGAGCCAGACACGTCACCAGTCAGCCCGATGGATCGAGCCGTGGCCAGCGCCGATGCTGTTGTGGCATTGCCAGACAGTGCGCCAGAAAACGCGCTTGCTGTGATACTGCCGCCGACAACCACGTTGTCTGAGGCGTCAAGCGACACCGCCTTTTCAGCAGGGTACGTGACAAACACATCCTTGGCACCAGCAGAGAAGTTAACCAGTGCGTTGCCGTTGCTTGATTCAAGAACGGTTGTGCGAGTTAACGTCGTGCCTGCCGCCGTGTACGTGCCGTAACCTACTTCCCATTCGCCTGCCAGGGTGTTGACAATGGCGTAGTAGGTCGTGTTGCCGTCGCCAATAACCGAGAACGTATTGAATCCGGTGACAGTACCAGAAAGCGCAATCGTGCCCGTGCCGGTCGTTGTCGTGGTCTGCTTGACCCGATCCTTTAAAACCAACGCCATTGCGTCACCCCTTATTAGGTCAATGTAATGTCAAGGTCCCCAGCTGGGATGCGCAAGATGTCGCCGTCGTTAATGGTGCGGCTTGTTGTCAGTGCTGACCAGCCAAGCATGTTGCCGCCGCTTAAGGCGTCAAAAATGGCCACGTGTGTGATCGTGCCCCAGTTGCCGCCAGAAGCCGCCGCAAACTCGATGGCCGCGCTGTTGGTGCAGTTAGTAGGACTTGTACCAGATACTGTCATAGTACCCGTTGCCTTGCGTGCGTAAGCCGCGCCAGACACTTCAGTACCGCCACCAGCATCGCTGGGGGCCGCAGTAAACAGTCCAACGTACCAGGCTGTGGGACGCGTAACTGCGTCTGTAGTGAACAAATACTTGAGTGTAAGGTTCTCGGTGTAATCGCTAAAAGATGACATTTTTTAAACTCCAAAAGATGCGGTGCGCGTGACTAACGCTCCACCTGAAGATGCAGCACGCTCGTCTGCGGTTTTAATCGCCTCGATTGCAGCGACATACAGTCCAGACCATACGCCCACACGCTCGTCGTCTTTAAGGTAGGGTGCGGCCTGCAAAAGCGCGCCGTACAGGTACGCGTCGGGGTGGCTGGTCAGTATCCAATTGGTGGCCACAGATGCGGACAGCTTGTCCAGCTTGGCGTAATAAGCAAGCTCGGTCGTGTAGTTACCGGACGGGGCAGGGTGGACCCTGATTTCATCGCCAATTACGCAAAAGTAAACCGGCTTGCCGGTGCCTGGGCTCTTCGCATCCAAATCGTCCATGGCCTCAATCGTTTGGGCGTACATGGGCTGTATGGGGCTGGAGCTTGTGATCTTCATGGAGCGAATCTCCAAAAAGTCAGACGGCACCTGGCTGTACTGCGTGTCCAGCGTGGCGTTGGCCCGAACCAGCATCTTCCTGGTGCGCAGCGCGCGCTCCATGCTCGTCTCGGCCAGTGCAATAAACGTCGGCACGACGGCGGCCAAATCGTCGCGGTTAAGCCAATCAGCGACCGCGGATTTTAGTTCGGTGTAGGTGCTTATTGCCATGGTCTAGATCATACCTGTCCAGGGCGTGTGCGGAACACGCGGTTGTCTGGATCGTTGAGCCATTTTTTCATCGCAGCAGGATCATCCAAGATGCCCTT